AAAGGGCTGACATCCGCTAGTGTTAAGGTCACCTCTTCCTTTGTTACTTCATGCTGAAATAGAAAGGTATAGGTGTTGCTGCTTGTTTGCCTCTTATCAAATAGGGCTATGTAGATAGCACTTGCTTCTCCTTTTTCAATAATAACCATACCCATAAATACAAAATAGTTTCCCCATGTACACAAAAAAAAACACCTTCACAAGGAAGGTGCTTTTCACATAAACTACAAACCAAATAATTAGTCCAAAGGAGGAGTTCCAGTGAATAGTGGTGCTAGTTCTTTTTCATTGCCTGTGAAGGTCAATGTGTAGCCATTACGATCACCGAAAGCTGTTCCAGTTCCTGATCCGCCACCAGTTAGATCAAGGCCGTTATCCTTGCCAAGTACCCACATTTTATCATTATTATCTTTCACGATTGCTACTAGCTGATTTTTAGCAAGGAGAAGGATCTCATTTCTTGTGTTTACTTGTAATTTGTTAAGGATGATTTCAATAGTTTGAGCATAGAATACAGTGCCATTCTGAACATTGGTGTTGACTGCTTCAGCAAAGTTGGAAGATTCCTTTACAAGATCGTACTTCCAAAAATACTTACTAGCATCCATAGTAACAGCAGTATAAGTTCCGTTGCTACCTGTCCAAGAAGCCACATCCTCTACTGCTGCAAAGTATACTTCCTTCAAACCGCCGATAGAATCTTTGCAGTCAAGGGTATAATTTTGAGTTAAGGCACAAGGCATATTTTTTCTTAGTTAAAGTGTGAATGGGGAAGGCCAATCCCTTCCCCGATATTTTAATTCAAATTAAGGAGCTACATAAAGCTTCCAGAACACCACTTCGTCAGGGAAGGCTACTTGTACACCAAGCTTGAACTCTACTACAAATCTCATTTCGTCTGCCTCTTTAGCATAGAACAATTCAAAGCGATCCTGCTCATTAAGCATATCAGTACCTAGGTACAAGTTGCTCATAGAAATTCCGAACATCTTATCAGTTCCGTTCAATCCGTTCACACCGATCAACTTGATAGAAGTACCAGGGATTACTAGTTCCATGTTGGCAGCATCTACTGGGTAGTGATACAAGTTAGCATCTCTCAAAGCAAGTACATACTCTCTGAAAGTGTCATTACCTGCAAAGATCACTACATCATCCTTGTCCAAAAGGGCAGCAGGAATAGAAGCAAAGATATCATCTACAGCAGTTTCCACATTTGCCTTAGTCAAGGTAGTCAAGTTGGAAACATTTCCGTTGATTGGATCACCTGCACCACCGAATCCTAGATCGTTGATGATTTTGATCAAGCCATTGAACTTGTTAAGGTTCGCAGTTCCTGATCCAGTGTCTCCCTGCCAAATAGCAGTTTCCAAAGCAGCACCGATTCTCTCCACTTTCTGTGCAGAATACTCGGAAGCATAAGCCATGTAGTCATAAGTAGAACCTTCACGCAAAGCCTTTTGAGTGTATTTCGCCTCGAAAGTCTTAGGACAAATAGATTCCTGAACCTTGATCTTACCTACTGTCAAAGTTCTTTGAGTGATGGTAGTAGTTCCGCTTGAGTTGAACCCGCAAGTTCCACCTGCCTGGAATACAGCATCGGTAGTCATGATGTTAATTGTCTCAGCGGATTTGATACCCACCTGGACATTACCTCTTGCTTCGATAAGGGAAGCAGTTTTTGCAGAGAAGATAGCAGCAGAAGTAAGCTGCAATTCGTTCTCCTTCACATAGTTAGTTAAAGCTGATAAATCTAAGGCCATTTTATTTTTGTTTTAAAATTTGAAATGCTTTTTGAATGTTTGCAAATCGGTCATCCTTCTCCACTTTGATTGCCTTATGGAAGGAGTTAGGAGCACTGATTGCTTTGTCACTTGGTTCTTTGGCAAGCGATTCGATAACCACAGCAGAAAGTTGTACTGCCTGCTTCATCTCTTCGTTTTTCTTTGCCATCTCTTCTACCTTGGCAGCTAGTTCTTCAACTTTCTTCTCAAGGTAACCCATGGCCTCTTCTACTTTGGCCATTGCTTCATCCTTTACAGGTTCTTCAGCAGGTACTTCTTCAGCAGCAGCTTCGATCTCTACTTCGATCTTTGGCTCTTCTTCTGCTTTCTTTACTTCTGCAATCTTTCCCTCTTCAAGGACTACCACTATCTCACCTGTCTCAAGTTGATGCTCTCCTACTGGTGCAGGGATGCTTTCGCCTTCTGCTCCCACTACAAAGATTTCACCTGTCTCAAGATCATAGGCTACTACAGTGCCATCTACTAGTTTACCTTCGGTCAATGCGAAGGCTGCCTGCTTTTCTGCTTCCGAGAAAAGGAGTTTTTTAATTTCTACTAGTGCTTCTTTTGCGTTCATAATTGTAAATATCAAATAGGTTTTTAATGTTCAATTTGTGCAAGGATTTTGAAAATCTGTGCCATGATCTGCTCCTCTTCCGTCACCACTTTATTTGTCTTCTCGTATCTGAAAAGTCCCTCCACAGAAAAGCCTTTGAAAGTCCCTGCCTTTACTTCTTCCCAAATCTTTTCATTTTCTACTTTGAAGCTACCGAACCAAGATCCGTTTGAGATTTCTTCAAATCCCTTCGGTGGCATGATGCCCTTCTCCCGATCAATGATGTAGCTTTCAAACATGAAGACCCCATCCACAGGAGTAGAATGCTCTACATTTACTCTTGACTGGTAGCCTTTCTTGAAAAATCGCTGCACTATCTTCTTGATCTCGGCAGCTGAAAAGGTGACATAGTACTCCTCATCTCCATCCCTTCTGTAGATCGGTAGATCTGCAATCATCAAAGCACCTGTGACAATTCGCTGTTCAGGGTTTTGGATGTTAAATTTGTTAAAGCCTACCGAATGGAAGTCCTCCTGGTTCATCTTGCTTTCTGCCCATCTAAGCATTGGTTCTCCACCCCATAAAAGATAGGAGATAGTCCCACAGGCTTCGGTATCTTCAGGCTTGTAGTATTCCGCTGCCCTACTTAGGTAGGAATAAGTCCTACGGATGGTCTCTCTTGACAAATTTTCTCCTGCCATGATCTGAGTTGCTCTGACCTTTCCTACCTGAGTAGCACATTTGTTTCCTAGTTCTTCATTCAAACGGATTCCCCTTTCTGCATTATCCTTTGCACTTTGCGGATAGTCATTATAGGAATCCTCCACAAATCTACCCTCCCAAAGGTTTAAGCAAATAGCCACAGCCTGCTCGGATTCTTTTCCTTCATTGATCACATATTCAATGCATCTAGGCAGGAACTCTTCCTTTGATTCGGTTGCCCCTGGCTCTACAAATTGATCCTTGAAAGCAAGAAAGTTTTTTTGTATCGCAGGGTATTCTACTAAGGCAATGAAGTCCACTTCTTCTTCCGATTCAGTGGTATCGCCTATCATCATTTCATAAAGTGGTAGTTTCTTATCCATGTCTTTAAGTATTAAAATCCTGCCCTGCGTTCAATATCTGCTACTCGCTTCTGCGTTCCTGTCACATCGCTTTCCACTACATAGGCTCTCAAAGGTGGCTGATTCTGCATCACCTGACCTAGGGCTGTCACTGGTGAAGTGCCAATGGTAGGCACAGCAGGAACTACCCCAGGAGCAGTTGCAGAAATATCAGGAGCAGAAGATCCTTTGCCACCTGGCACTGGAGTTCTGACAATAGCCCGAACATTCTTGATACCACCCGCCACAGCTAAAGCAGCAGCAAGGGCAGCCCTGATAGGGGAAGAAGGATCACCAGGGATCAACTGCGAAGTATAGGCCTTCTGTGCTCCTAGGTAGGTGTCGATAGTGGTGGCAGCGATTGCCGTAGCTTTTCCCGCTGCCGTATTCTTGCCTACCAAATCAGCAACACCTGCAAGAAGTCCCGATACCCTAGCAGCGTTCTCTATTTTAGCATCCGCCTCTTTCTTATCAATCTCCATTCTTGCATCTGCATTTTCCCTGATCGCTTCGGTATAGGCTCTTTCTGTGATCAATCCCGCCTGAAGTTGCTCATTCAAAAGGGCTTCTTTCTGATCAAGCAAATCCCGCTGTATTTGGAAGGATAGGTTTGCCTGTGTCATTTGCCTTTCAAGATCTGCAAGGTCATATTCCGCCTGCTGCTGATCAATGCTCAACTGCAATGCTGCCAGGGCTTGCTGTTCCTGTTGGGCTAATTCCAAACCTAGTGCAATTTTTTGCTCTCCATTTAGTTTCTCATTATCAAGCACCTCCTGCCGTCTCTTTTCAAATTCAATTAGGATTTGCTGTCTAGCTTTTTCATTTTCATCCCTGATTCCTGCAAGCCTTGATTCCATCCGCATCTCATTGAGTTGCTTTTGAAAATCCTTTTCCTTTTCAAGATCTTCTTTCAGGTATTTATCCCGAATATCCTGAAGTTCTTTCTGCTTGGCTGCCTCTAGGCTACCATCATCCTTTACCCCTGCTTCCTTCAGCTGCTTAACCTTTTCAGCATAGGCCTGCTCCACAGCGTACTCTTCCTGCTTCTGCTTGTCAAACATTTTGACCCTAGCCTCCTGCAATATCGCCTCCGCCTGCATCTGTTTTTCCTTCTGCTTCTTGGCTTCTTCCGCTGCCTTGTTTGCTTGGTCTCGCTCTTCCTTCTGCTGTGTTGCCAGTTTAATGTCTACACCCAAGGCTTTCTCTTTTGCCTCTTTGAGTTTCTTCTCTAGTTCAAGGGCTTTTTCGGTGTTTTGGTTGTATGCATCAGCAGCAGCATAGGCCTGGGCATAGATGCCAAAAGTAGACGCTACACCTACCTTGATTTTCTCCCAAAATGTGACCTGTCTAGCCTGTGATTGCTCGGTCTCAAGCTGTAATTCTAGGGAAGCAATTAGCTGCTTGTAGCTCTCCTGCTGCAATAGTAATTGCTTTTCTATCTCGGCATTGATCTCTACTTCCGATTCGCCTCTAAGCACAGAAAGCTGCTTGGTGCTTTCAAGTATAGCTAGGTTTTCGTCATTTGTAGTGATCTGCTCATTCAAAAGATCGTTCTGCTTTTGAATCCTTGCAGAAGTCCCTGATACCAAATCCTTGATCTCTTCCCAATAAGCTACAATTAAGCCTACCGCTACCACCAAAGCCCCGATACCCGTAGTAATTAGGGCAGCTTTGAAGTTGTTCACCCCTGCCGTCAATGCTCTAAAGGAGATTTGCAGCTGCTCACCTACTTTGCCAATGTCCTTCAACTGGGAAAGCCCTTGGGATAAGGCCAAAGCACCCTGAACTTTCAAGAGTGCTTTTTCTACATCTTCTGATTCGTCACCGAATAAAGCCATTGCACCTTGCACCGCTGCGATTCCCGCTGCTGCCGTAGATGCTGCCGTAGTTAATGCCTGAAATCTCTTGCCTGGATCAAATAGCTGTGCCGCCTCGTTTGCCGATTCAATCTCATCACGAATCAGGGCTACCTTTTGGGCAGCCTTGGTCGCTTCATCCGAGTACTCCCCGAATTGCTGCCTAGCAAGTTGCAGTTCCTGTGTCGCTTCCCTTAATTGTTTCTTTAAGGGTTTGACATCTACTTCGAGGACTATCTTATTTTCTTCAGCCATTTATTTGAGATTTCAAAGATTCGATTTCTGCTTTAAGTTCTTGGATTGCTTTGATTAATACAGGTACAAATTGGTCATATCTTAAACCTTTTATATCTGTTTCATCATCGTGTATAAATCCGCCAAAATCCTTTCCATCAAGCAATTCTTCTACTTCTTGGGCAATTAATCCATAGTGAGTTCTTTTACCTTCTCTTGGAGTTATTATTGTTTCAGTTTTTTCATTGCCTTGATCATCCAAAACAGGATTCCCTTCTTCATCTTTTACAACTTCGCTAGTCACAACATTTTGACCTACTTTCCATTTAAAGGAAACAGGTCTTAATTGATTGACAAAATCAAGTCCTAAATCTGAATCAATAATATCCTTCTTTTCTCTTTCATCGGAAGTTTGAATAGTGCCATTTGCTGCCCAAACATTTGCCCATCTAATTCCACTGCCGCCGAGTCCGTAGGAATTATCCGCACCTGGCTGAACTTGACCATCGGAACGAATTCGCATTCTTTCAAAGGTATTTAATGCAGGGCCAGAAGATCCTCTAGTTTCAAAAATTAAATGAGTTCCAAAGAACCCATCATCTGTTCCTTTAATTCTTGCTGAAATGTTAGGAGTACCGCCAGCTCCCCAAGCAATAGAACCATTTGAACCGCTACCAGTAGAACTATCTATCAAAATTCTGTCACCTGCTGTCCCACTATAAACTGATAATAAAGCATAAGGAGAAGGAGTACCTATGCCTACATTGCCGTTTGAGTTTATATTTAAATTACCAACACCTCCACCATTTACTCTAAATTCAAAACCTCTACCTGTCGCAGCAGCGAAGTACATGTCATCAGCAGTACCCGCAAAAATTCTGTGGCTTCCTGTGGTGTTTCCTGTAAGTCCAAGGGTTTTGTAAGTGCTTCCAAAAGTGCCGTCATTACCTAAGGACATCACACCATTCGCTGCAACACTACTGCTGAAGGTCGCTGCTCCTGTGGAGGCTATTGATAAAGGTGTTGTGGTTGATGTTGAATTATGACCTTCAACTATTATAGCGTTATATTCTTCACCATTTGAATTTCTTGCTTGAAATACAAAACCGCTTCTTTCATTATTGTCTATTTTACCACTTACAAAATAAGCATTATTTGCACCACCTGCTGCATTTGTAAAAGGCTCAAAATGATATTTATCATTTCCATTAAATGTACCAAAGAAAGCATTTGAACTTGCAGTTACATCTCCCGTAAAACTAGCACTAGTCCCGTTCAAAGCACCTGTCAGGGTTACTGCACCGCCAGTGGATAAAGTAATCTGCGGAGTAGTGCCTCCAGCTGCTAGGGTTATAGCTTGAGCAGATACCAAAGCCAAAGGAAGTGCACCACCTGCTTCCAATCGGTTTGTACCCATAATGTTTGGATGCATTAGCATTGTATTAGCACCACTTGAAGCGATAAGCCTTGCACCACTAACATCAGTAGCACTGCTCAAAGAACCTGTGAAGCTTATGTTATTTGAAGCAGGCTGAATAAAAATCGCATCTGTACCAAGAACTCCATTTCTTATGGAAAAAGGTTGATGCTCACCCGCTGATCCAAAACTAGTTTGTACTGACCAATGAATAGAACCTCCTGAATTTGCATACTGAATTGACTTTAAACCGCTATTTGCACCTCTTAAAAATATGCTTGGTGCAGTTGTACCCATTTCAAGAGTTCCCGTCAAAGTACCACCCACCAAAGGAAGGTAGGTAGAAGCAGCACTTCCCGTAGTCAAGTAGGTAGAAGAATCCACACTACCATCTGCTTTCAAGAACTGGGAAGATGTGCCACCAGTGCGAATGAAAGCACCGCCTCGGATATTGCCAGTAAAGTAATTTTCTGTAATGCTTGAATTTCCAATGGTTACAGTGTTGCTTCCGTTCCCGATTGCATTATGTCCGATTACTATTTGATTTGTTTGGTTATTGGCTAAGGCTTTAGTATCAAACCCAATAAAAATTGAATTACTTCCAGTTGAATTTGCAGAACTACCATCTTGAATGTATCTACCTGAATTTGATCCAATTGCAGTATTGAAGTTTCCTGTTGTATTTTCAATCAAAGAATTACTTCCAACAGAAGTATTGTAATTACCTGTTATATTTTTGTTTAAAGAATTACCACCAATACCTGTATTTTGTTCGCCACTTGTATTTGTAGATAATGAAGAAAAACCAAAAGCCGTGTTTAATCCTCCACTTGTAGCATTTTGTAATGATGCACTTCCAACTCTTGTGTTTGTTTGTATATTTGATCCACCCCTACCAACATTTACCCCGTTTATAACCGCATCATCTGAAAATGTTTTAGACCCTGCGATAGTTTGCGATCCAGTAGTAATCAATCCTCTAGCCGTAGCCGAAGCACTTGGTATATTGAATGTATGCGTAGATACTGAACTGCTGATATTGAAGTCAGTTCCAGTTGTTCCTGTGGCAAAGTTCTGAACCTGGGCAGTCAAGCCATTCAAGGCAGTCAAGCCTGTTGTGAATGTGGTGATGATTTGGCAAAGGTTACTATTTTCGGTATGCATGGTGATAGTTCTACCTCCATGAGTGACATAGTACCGAAGTGCAAGCCTGTCAGTCAATGTTAGCACAGTGGTAGGCACTGCCAAAGAAGAGAAGTAGGCTGTGGTGGTAGTACCAAATGCAATCAATTCAGGATTTGCTGAATTAGATGCAACCAAAGTAGCCGTTCCGCCTGAATTAACTTTGTAAAGTTCTACATAAAAGGAAGGAGATCCTCCACCTGAAGAAGCCGCAAAATAAGTTTCAAGATTCCAATTCCCACCAGGGATTTCAAGAAGTCCTGGGTTGCCTGCATCCGTAATAAATGAGGCAATATATCCATCAGCAGCGATCGTGAAATCTGTGCCTGCACCTAGGATAGGCGTGCGATTCATTTCATAATAAGCAATACCTCCGATAGTCCCTTGAGAAACTGATCCGTTTAGGTAGTAATTAACAGAAGCACCGCCACCTCCACCGCTTTGAGGGAAGTCAGCAAGGCTACCATCACCTCGAATGTATTGAGATACTGTACCCGCTCCTGTTACAGTGATGTTTCCGCTTGCAGTCACAGGGCTATTTGACACAACAAAAGCCGAAGGCATAGAAAGGCCTACCGAAGTCACACCTACATCTAGGTTATCCTGCATCCAGTCCTGGATCGTGGATATAGTGACCTTATTGGTAGTGGTAGCACCGCTTGCTACAATAGGAAGGACATCGTTGTTTGCAATGTCCGTTCTCTCAATTAGTTGACTTATTCTCTTATCTGCCATAATTTTTAAATATAAAATCTGCTTACTCCGTTTTCCTGAAGCATGTAGCTATCATCCTCAAGAAGGATAAAGTCATAGTCTGCAGGGCTGATATTTCCAAGGATCTTGAATAGGGAAACATAGCTTAATCCGTTTGCTATCGGGTTATATTTATCCACCTTTTCAAGCTGAAAGAAGTGGTTGCCAACCTTAATGATCTTGCGGAAATCTAGTTCCATGATGTCGGTAGGTGTTAGGTAGAAATATCCTTCCAAAAGTCTGCTGTTCCTGTCACCAATCGCACTTATTAACCCCTCATAGTATTCGGTAAATAGGTTGCTGTTTTGAGGGTAAAGCCCGATCGAGAAATACACCTCCCTAGGGGATGCAAAAAGCACATCATTGGTAGGATCTACTGGGCTGTCTAAGTGACCCGCATAAGGGTAGGTGGTATAGGTCACATTCCCTGCCGAATAGGCTATATTCCAAGTTGTAGGTGTAGGTGCTCCAGGGCTAAAGTAAGCGATCCTAGGCTTAAAGTTGTCAGGAACTTTCACCCCATTTTCTACTTTGTACAGGTGGATCATGATTCTACCAGGTACTTGCTCCCGCATAACAGGAGGAGCAAATACTACCTTGACAGTCTTGGTGTCTAGGATAAAGTCATTATCAATGATCGTTCTGCTTTCCCCATAGACCTGATTGAATTTAGTCCTGTAAAATTCGCTCCAGTAGTCTTGATCTGTATCAAATTGCAGCCTGTATTCCTTGGCCGTCAATTCGCTCAAAGGAGTGATGCTGACCTCCTGCCCTACATCCAATTTGTTTGACCAGTCCAAAGCCTGATCCTTGAAGGTTTGGTAGAACTCATTATATGGGATGATCTCTAGGACATTTGTCCGAAGTCTATCCTGCGTAACATACAAATTGTACATCGAGATAATTGACTTGAAAAAGTCCCGCTGCTTCATAGACTTAGGCAAGGTGTATCTGATCTTCATCGTGTCACCTTCTTCCAATTCCACAGCCACAGGCACAGTGTTCCCAATCTTAAATGATCCGATAGGTGCAATTACTACTTCGGTCTGAATGTTTGAATTGTAACCTGCACCACCCTGGGCTTGGCCTGTCAGCCTGATCTCAAAATAGTCATTCAAGGCAAGAGGTATCCCGCCTGTGATTTCTACATTCCAAAGGTAGAACTGACCTGCTGAAATTAATTGCACATTCCTAGTAGAAGACAAAATCTCTGATCCGTTTTTCAAAACAGAAATAGTCCACTGGTTATTTGTGAATGCTTCAAGCGATTCAAAGGATAATCTCAAATTCAAGTTTAATCCTGTGTTCAAACTTTGAGTTTTTTTCCATCTGAATCGAGTGCCTGAATTTTCAATAGTGAAGCCAGTTGCCAAAGTGCTGCTGAAATTTAGCAGCCTAGTGAATGTAGGTGTGGCAGTAGTTTCCTGCTGATAAAGTACAGGAGTTTGATCTAGCAGCGTAGTAGATTCTCTTGTGATTTCTTTCTCTCCTGTTACTAGGATCAGCTTCTTGAAATATACGGAATCGAATATAGGTGCTGTGATTTGAAAGTTCGCCTCATTGAATATCCTTCGCAAGATCTCTGATATAAATACAGCAGGCTTGAAGTTCCGAATAGGGTAGGTGATGCCGTCAGTACTGATGCCGTAATCCACCAAGGGATACACATAGTTACTAGCACCTTCGACATATTCTGTCCTAGCCCAGGAGGCTTCGATATTCGTTCTATTCCAGGTATGGTCATAGTCATCAAAATTAAGATCCGCAAGGGTTTTGTCACCTAGTTCGTGTAGGATATCCCGAAGCCTACCAAATACATTGACTTCGTAGATGATGTTGCCTGCAATGTTATTAATCTTCATCATGCGAAGCACCCCGTCAAAAATCTTCACATTATCTAGGAAGATCTGTGCCTTGGCTTGCTTTGCAGGATTGAAGTTTGCGTTTATATTGGCATCCCCTATGTAGTAATCATTGGACACCGAAATATCAAAGATGTTCCCAAATAGCACCTGGTTCTTTGAAGTAGATGGCAAGGTGATAGTTTTTGAAAAGGAAGTATTCCGCCTTTCAATGTCGGTAACATCTGCCACCGAATAGGTGAACTCTACATCAATATCCCCAAGGGTATCTACCTCGATACCTTCTACAAATAGTCTAGCACTCATATTACCTGTCGATTATTATCAAGCCCAAATTCAAGGTCTATTTCCAAATTGAATAGTTTATCCGTTGCCGTCTTTTTAACCTCGTAGGAGGTCGCATTTGGCTTCACAGGAATCCAAGATGGTCTGATGTAGTTATCATTCACTAGGTTCATATAGACCAAAGGTGAAGAGTACAGTTCCCTGATTAATTCGCTTTGAGCATCGTTCAGGTAATCCGAGATCACCCGCCATACCTGCGTTTCTTTTGTGAAGTAGACTGGATTGATATTCTTAACCACTACACCATTGGCCTCATAAATGCTTCCGTTATATTCCCGCTGATAGCCCTTCTTTTCAATGCTGAAAGTGGTCTTGTTCACCAGGTCAAAATTGAAGAAGTCAAAAGCCCCGTATTTGTTAAGGTAAGCAATCCGCATAGGATCAAACTTTCCGCAGGCCTGTGTAAATAGGGTTGCAAATTTGTATCTCCTTGCTGATCCATTATTCCAATTTACAAAGAGTTGAATCGAAGCTACATTCCCGCCATAGGTCAAAGGTGTCACCTGAAAATAGGTCACCTGAAGAGTAGCTACTGCCGAAGGTGTAATATAGTAGGTCTGTGTTGTGGAATTATTGTAGGTCACAAGCAGTTCCACATTAGTTAAAAGCCCTGAATTAATAAAGCCGAATACCTGGGCATCTGTCTCCCTGACCTTGATCGTGTCCCAAGCCGTCAAAGGCTTGTAGGTGCTATTGCTTTGACCTGTGTACAAAGTCACATCTGAATACCAATCATCTAATTCAAGCAAAGGAAAAGAAGCAGCAAAAGCATATTTGGTGGAGGATATAACTTCGGAAGCCAGGACAATTACAAACTCACCTGCTACTTCATAATACTCATAGCACTTCAGGTAGAATCCCTTGATGATATTGGCACTACTTGAAGAAGTTGCCGTTTCATAGAATCCTTTGGAATAGGCAAACTCCGTAGATACGAATTTTGAAACATCAAATTCCACTGCATCAGCAGGATCGGCAGGGCTGTCATAGTAGGCAGTGGTGATCAATTCATCGTCTGAATTGTAGACCTTGACTACATACTTGAAGCCTACCTCCGTTGCGTTGGTAGATACTATTTGATAATTGATCCTATTGAATCCAGGAAGGATGCTGATGGATGGCTGTGTTAAAGTTATCATTTGCTTACTTTTAAAATGAGGGTATCTTGGCCAATGGTTCGAAGGTCTACTTGAAAATCAGGTGTGGCTGCATCTATGGATTTCTTGATAAACTGCCTTCCTTCAATACCATATTTCTTGATGTAATATGCTAGCCTTTTGGCTGAAGAAGAGATCTGTGGAAGCATCTGCCTGCCTTCAATCAGGTTTGTTGCCTCAATCTCCATGTTCTTTCTTTGCATCCACCCCTGGAGGCTTTGCAAGGCTTCAGGTGGCATGCCGTAGGTCTTGAATTGGTAGAACTTGCCATCTGCATTCGGGTAGGTCTTGCGTCTATTTTGAATACCCTTTACCCCTTTGTCAATGTAGTCTGCATAGTCTACACCTACTTTGATTTCTAACTTGTAGCCTGTCTTGGTTTCAACTACATCAAATTTTGAAAAGGAGGTTTCAAGTTTGCCTGAATTGGAAGGAGCATTCTCGGAAAGTTTAAGGGATAGATTTGCACCAAGCTTTACCATTGCCTGTTTCAAATTAGTCACAAGCATAGCATCTACATCTTGCACATAGTTTACCCCTGATCGGGAAACTCCACCGACATTGAATAACGCGTCTACCTTAGCTTGTTTTGCAACGACCATTTTCTATATTGATTTTCCTTATCCTTGTTGTAATCTTTTAAGTATGCCAATGTATTCAAGTACTCTACCACCGCCATTTCAAAGGTTGCGGCTACGCTGATATTTTGGAAGTCTGCAACTTGCTTAGTGCTGTATACCCACCCCCACCTTGCCATGAATCCACTACCCTCTTCCCCAGTGCCCGATTGATCATTGAGGAGGTTATTGTACTGCTTATTAATTCGTTGAATAATTGACAAAAAAAAAGCATGCACCCATAGACCTCAAGGAACTTTGCATCTAGCAAATCATCGGCCACCACATCATGAGGGATCTTCCCATAGGGCTGATAGCGTTTGCCTTCCATTGGCAGGAAGAAGCAGGCTGCAATCTTATTCAGCTGCATGATCTCCCCGCTGAAAGCTAGGATATCAATGTACTGCCCTGCTGTGATCTCATTCAATTCATGAACAAACTTGTACCGCTTTGATCCTACCTGCAAGAAGTCCACTGGCTTCGTTTCAGGGATATTGTCAAAGAAGGAAAGCTTCTCTCCATATTCGGTGATCAAGTCCCGATACTTGAATGAGTCATAAAAGGATTCAGGCTTGCCCTCCACTATGGAAAGCATTTTCTGCTGCTTCTCAATGATATTTAGATTCGCATTGATCTCAATATCGTAGAGGCTGATGAACTGGCCAACTGTAAGTTTTTCCCACATAGTTTTAAATATATTTTATTGGTTTGATGTTTCTATCGGAAGGAGTACTTCCCTAGGTGGCTGTTGGTAATCTTATTCACCACCGAATACCGAAGTGCATCTAGGGCATGATTGAAATTGTCCACTGGCTTATTGGTGATCTGCCCGTTCTTATCTTCTATGTACTTGTAGTTCCGCAGTTCCTTGATCATGTTAAAGCTGCCTTCGGTTACATGAAGCCTGTGCCTACGGATAGTGTCTATTCCCAGGTTGATTGATCCCTTGATCGTTGGCTTGACATTCCACCCCATTCGATAGATCTCTTCTATTGACTTAGGCTCTGCTGAATCTGCGAAGATCTCCATTGATCTGTCAAGGCCTAGCACCTTCATCTCATTTGCTATGTCCTGGTTTGTCATGCCTGTCCTATAAAGCAGTTCTTCCGTGTACATATCATCCCCTAGCACATAGGTACGCACCAAGGAAGTAGGATCATTTGAGAATCCAAAGTCAAGCCCATAGGAAACTAGCTTTGCCTCCCTTGGTATTTCCTTGCAAGTTTGGAAGGTGTAGACCAATGATCTGCTTTGTCCCCTCTCTCCTAGGCCGTAGACCCTCCAGTAGTTCTCATCAATCTCCTTTAGCCTTTCGATCTCCTGCTTGATCACATCCCCTAGGAAGGGATTATCCTTGTAGGTGGTTTGATAGAATTCTACATCCGATCTAGTCAGCACATGGTCATAGATCCAGTGGAACTCTTCTGAAGGGTTATAGTCAAGGATCACCTTCTCATTGGTTCTGAAAAGCAGCTGCTGCCAATCTTCAAAGGTCAGTTCGTTTGCTTCGTTTGCAAAAAGTAGATCTCGCTTTCTACCCCTGATCTTTTGAGGCATGTCTAGTGAAATGAATTCCACTACATTTCCATTTAACCTGTATTCGTTTGCTGTCTTGCTGTGAAGGTCTTCTGAATAAAGATCAAAGTCCTTGAGGATCTGAAAGAAGTCCCGCATCACTGTACCCCGCAAGGCAGGGAAGGACTTTCTGCAAATGGTTATGATCTTCCCCTGATTCTTTTGGCAATATGAAAAAATGACCCACAATAAGATATTGTAGGTCTTCCCTGATCGAGTTCCACCCTGCTGTACTACTATCTTGGTTTTACTTTCTTCAAGGTGTCTAAATACCTTGTTTGTTTTAATCTTGCTGATCGCCATCTACTATGTTGACCTCAAAAACCTTTTTACCATCAGCCCCTGTAATCTCCTGCCTTTCGACATAGCCTCTAGACTTTCCCTGTGTTTTTAAGAAGAAGATAATGGCAGTAGTATCTCCTCCATTTATCTTTTGATCCAATTTACTTTCTACAAAGTCAAGCCTAGTATTCCTGCCTTCTAATACAGCCTGTTCTAAGCCCTCCTGTTCAATCCATTTGTAAAGGGTAGCCCTATCTACACTCAAAGACTTTGCAGCCGTAGAAAGGTTGCCAAATGCCTTCACAATAGCTTTTTCTATAATTGATCTGTCGGGCTTTTTCATAGTGTTGACTTTTGAGGTTTATATCTGTATTCCGTTCTTCTTAATCACTAGCATAGGATCTAGTTTCTTCATCCTGTCTACTATAACCTGGCAGTACTTAGGATCAAGTTCCATGCCATAGCACTTGCGTTTCAGTTGGTGACTTGCTACCATAGTAGTTCCTGATCCTGAATATGAATCAAAAATCAATAAAGAATCAGCAGCATACTTTAAACAGAAACTAATTACTTCCACAGGTTTTTGAGTTGGATGTACACTTCCTTTTAAACTTGCCCTATTTACTGTGACTGCTCTCAAAGGTTTTTCAAATGATGTCCAACAAAGTTCACCGTCACTCATAGTCAAGCCATCCTGCCCTTTTGACCAATAAATCCAACCCCTTGAGGCAGGCAATAAATCTGCAAAGTAATTGCCACCCCATATCATCTGATTTTCAGTAATTGAACGCAAGAAATTAAAAGAAGACAGGTCAGGCCTTTCAGAATCCCATCCCCTGAATTCATGATGCTTTCTATTATGTTTAGGATTTTTTGCTATGCTTTCTTTTTGACCATCAATTCCTATTCCATAAGGAGGATCAGTCAATAATAAATCAGCCTTTTCCCCATTCATCAACTTT